ACTTTGACGGTAGCCTGATCATCAGTCTTTCGTCTGGACGGTTGCTTAATGTGGGCGAGGTGGTTGCCCCTGAGTTGGCAGAGCAGATCAAAGTCATCACCAATGGCGGCGGTACAAGTCAAGGCGTGCTAGACACATTGACCAGCCTGCAAGACCAGATCGATCTGATCTCATCGGCGCTGGTCTACAAAGGCACTTGGAACGCAAGCACCAATACACCGACACTGGCATCTGGCGTTGGCACGGCTAATACCTTCTACATCGTGTCGGTTGCGGGTAGTACAACCCTGAACGGCGTCAGCAACTGGGGTGTAGGTGACTGGGCTACCTTCAACGGCACAATTTGGCAGCGGGTTGAGGGCGGTGCAGCGGGTAACTTCACTGAACTGTCTGTAAGCGGTGTAGCTACATTCTCTGCTGGCACAGCGGCATTACCAGCCATCACCACCACAGGCGACACCAACACCGGCATCTTCTTCCCTGCCGCTGACACCATTGCCTTTACTGAGGGCGGTGCGGAGGTTATGAGAATTAATAGCTCTGGTAACGTAGGTATAGGTGTTACGCCAACGAATAAATTGGATGTCTCTGGTACTGGAGGCGTAATCGCTCAGATTGCCGGAACAACCAGAGCCAGTTTGCGATTAAAAGGCAGTTTTGCTGGAACCACAGACATTGGGCATTTCAGCGTATTTAACGCTTCTGATATTGAAGTATTTGATATAGCAACAACATCAGACGACACAGCCACCCCGACCAGTAGAGCAGAATTTGCCGTTTCTGCGGCAGGCGTTAGTGTAGAGTTGATGAGGCTGTCTGGTAGTGTTGGAACTGTGTTTAACGAAGATGGCGGTGACTACGACTTCCGTGTTGAAAGCGACACCAACACTCATGCGCTGTTTGTGCAGGGTAGTGATGGTAATGTAGGTATTGGGACTAGTGTACCTAATACCAAATTAGAAATTTCTGGGAATAACGACGGGGGTGCTTCTAACAATACGCTGCGTTTTTCAGATTCAGATATTTCCTCTGGAGCCAGCCAACAAACTGGTCGAATTGAGTTTTATACATCGGACGCTACTCCAGGGCCAGTCGGGGTTCACAGTTTTATTCTTAGCTCCACAGAAGGCACTACAGGGCTTGGCGCTCTTTCGTTTGGAACTGGACAATCTGGTTCTGCGGCAGAACAGTTGCGGATTACATCTGGCGGCAATGTGGGTATTGGGACGAGTTCGCCCTCTGCCTCAGCCATCCTAGACGCACAAAGCACCACCAAGGGCGTGAGAATGCCCAACATGACAACCACACAGAAGAACGCCATTGCCTCTCCTGCTGCTGGTTTGATGGTCTTTGACACAACACTTGCAAAACTCTGTGTTTATTCCGGTTCTGCTTGGCAGACCATCACTTCAATCTAAGGAACCATCATGCAACTCACTATCAACCAACTAAACCGCGAAGCCTCAACAGGCATCATCACCACAGTTCACTGGAGCGCATCCAAGACATCTGGTGAACACACAGCATCCAGCTATGGCTCTGTGGGCCTGACTGCTGGCGACACAGTGATTCCGTTTGCCGATGTCACTGAAGCCAATGTGCTTGCGTGGCTTGGCACGGCTTTGGACTTGACAGCAATGGAAGCCTCACTCGACACACAGCTTGCTGCCTTGGCTGCTCCTGCTGTGCTTGACGGCATGCCTTGGGGCGCAGCATGAAGCTGGAACTTGAAGTTAACGAGATTAACTTTGTCCTGCAAACGCTTGGGGCATTGCCATCGTCCAGCGGTGTGTGGCCCCTTATCGTCAAGATTAAAGAACAGGCAGAAGCTCAAGTCCCCCCACCGGCGCCAGCACCATGACCCAAGACATCACCCACCGAGAAATCTACGACCGCCTGGTGGCTGTCGAGGTTAAGGTGGACGCCCTGACCGAAAGCACCAAGGATGTGACTGCTGCTTTCAGCGCTGCCCAAGGCGCGTTCAAAGTGCTAGAGACACTTAGCAAATTAGCCAAACCTTTGCTATGGCTAGGCGGTCTGTTCGTGGCGGCTGCGGCTTTTTGGGATCACTTCAAGCTGCGCTGATGGACGCGCTGCCACCACCACCGCCAACGTTACAAGCGCCTGCGCCAGTCTTTGAGTGCGTGCGCTGGTCGTGGTCGTCTGACCGCAAAGAGGTCTGGTGTCTCCAGTGGCGGGAAAAAGGTAAACCTGAACCTAAGAAAGTAGTGGAGGCCGAAAATTATTGATCCACTAACGGCCCTCGCAGGCATACAGGCAGCAGTCGCACTGATTAAAAAGGTCAGCAAGACTGTTGACGATGTATCGTCTCTCGGCCCTGTGTTGGGTAAATATTTTGACGCTAAAAGCGCGGCTACCAAGGCTGTTGTTGCCGCCAAGAAGTCCAAGTCCTCAATGGGTACGGCCATCCAGATCGAGATGGCTCTGGATCAGGCAAAGCGGTTTGAGGACGAGTTGCAACTGCTGTTTATGCAGTCCGGCAAGGTAGATGTCTGGAACAAGATTAAGTCCCGCGCAGCGGCAATGGATGTCGAATCTGCACATGATGCACGGCGTGAGCGTGAGGCTGCTGAAAAGCGCAAGAAAGAAGTCGATGAGGTCGTTGAGATCGTGCTGGTAGCGCTTGTCCTCTTTGCAATTCTTGGGTTTATTGGGTATTTCACCTTTGGCATTCTTGAGCAGCGCGGGTGAGATATGGCAGATGAGCGTCTTGCACTGGTTGACAAAATTCTGGCCTATGTATCCAGCCCTTTTAGGCTGTTTGCAATGGTGCTTATGGCGGTTTTAACCTTTTCTGGGTATTTTGTATATACAAACCAAGAGCTTTTGATAGGGGCTTACAAGGAATCTAAAAAGATACCCACAATCGCTGAAGATCGGGTCGAGGACGCAGCCGCCCACCTTTTTAAGCAATCTGGCGCCCTGGTGGTAGCGGTGTTCAAGGTCAACAGCATGTTCGGCACGCGCATCCTGTATCGCGCCTATGGCAAAAACGGCAGGGACAAGACCAATGACGGCCTAGATGTTGGGCTTTTTACCCAGAATGCGGCAAATAACGCTGATGTGGTCAAACTGATGGCAAGTGAGATACCTTGCGGCGAATACAAGTCAGCCCAATCAGAAATGGGGCTTTGGTATATTGCCAGAGGAGTCGCCTATACATGCCGTATTAGTGTCCCGCCAGAGCCAGGACGCTTTGTTGGGCAGATTACGGTTGGATGGGCCACCCAGCCTGAAGACCTTGACCAAGCAAAGGCAATGCTTCAAATCGCCGCAACCATGTTAGCTAGGAGCAAACAGTGAATCAAGAACTTCAAAAATATTATGAGGATCGGTTTGACCTGTTCTCCCGCCAAGGCTGGGCTGACTTGATGGAGGATGTTGACAACATGCTCATCCCGTTAAACAATGTCGCTACCATTGCGGACGAAAAAAGTCTACAATTCCGCAAAGGCGAGATTTCTATCCTTATTTGGCTACAAACGCTTAAAAGCGTCAGCGAACGAGCATACGAGGACTTGAATGAAAAGAATGTATGAATTTGTCTGCGATTGCGGACAACGCACAGAGGCGCTAGAGGTTTATGAGACTTCTAGTGTGCTGTGCAGATGCGGGGGGTTCGCCACCCGTGTCATAAGCGCTCCGTCGTTTAACTTAGAAGGGTGGTCTGGGACGTTTCCATCATCGCATGGAAGGTTCGAGAGAAAGCACCGAGAAAGGTTAAGCGCAGAGCGTAAAGCCAACTCATAAGCGAAAGCCGAGTTGAATTATCCTACAACCGTTTTGGCAGGAAAAAAATATGTTGATTGATGACGAACAAGAGCCGCTAGGTGAACTTGAAATCGAGGAAAAAAAATCTGCTGAACTTCCTGACAAGTACAGGGCTAAAAGTTTGGAAGAAGTTGTACGGATGCACCAAGAGGCTGAAAAGCTAATTGGCAAGCAAGCCCAAGAAGTGGGCGAAGTCCGTAAACTCGCTGACGAGTTGCTCAAGCAAAACCTCAGTTCTAAGCAGCAACAAGTAGAGGTTGAACCGGAAGTTGACTTTTTTGAGAATCCTCAAAAAGCAGTTCAAACGACGATTGATAGGCATCCAGATGTTCTCGCGGCCCGACAAGCGGGTCAAGATTTCAAAAAGATGCAGATTCAGCAAAAGCTAACGCAAGAGCATCCTGACTACTCTCAAGTGGTCAACGATACTGGGTTTCAAGAGTGGGTGAAATCTTCACCTATTCGGCTGGGACTCTATGCAAAAGCAGATGGTGACTTTGACTATGATTCGGCTAATGAATTGTTGTCCACTTACAAAGAATTGCGCGGCGTGAAAGCCCAACAGTCCGAAAAAGCGTCTGACGCTACTAGGGCAAAGAGCATGAAAGCAGCGCAAGTTGATGTTGGTGGCTCTGGCGAGAGTTCAAAACGGGTTTATCGACGGGCTGACCTTATTCGTCTCAAAATGACTGACCCTTCGCGCTACGAAGCGCTGAACGATGAAATACTCACAGCGTATGCCGAAGGTCGCGTTCGATAATTTAACTGGAGAATTAACATGGCATATCCCACCCCAGCGGTAACAGTAACCACCGCAGCAACGTTCATCCCCGAAATTTGGAGTGATGAAATCATCGCCGCCTACAAGAAAAATCTTGTTCTGGCTAACATCGTTATGAAAATGAACTTCAAAGGTAAGAAGGGCGATGTGGTTCACATCCCTGCACCTACCCGTGGTTCAGCTTCAGCAAAAGCAGCATCTACTGCCGTTACCCTGATTGCCGATACTGAGACAGAAATTCAAGTGTCTATCAACAAGCACTTTGAATATTCACGTTTCATTGAGGACATCGTTGAAGCACAAGCCCTGAACAGCTTGCGCCAGTTCTACACTGCTGACGCTGGCTATGCGCTTGCCAAGCAAGTAGACACTAGCTTGATCCAACTGGGTCGTGCATTCAATGGTGCTACTGTTGGCACTAACGACTATGCGACTTCTGCTTCAAGCACTAAAGCCTTCATCGGTGGCGATGGTACGACTGTCTATAACAGTTCTTCGTCAAATGCAAGTGCTTTGACAGATGCTGCCATTCGCAGAACCATTCAGCGTTTGGATGACAACGACACTCCTATGGATGGTCGCTTCTTTATCATTCCTCCTTCAAGCCGTAATACGTTGATGGGTCTTGCCCGTTACACAGAACAGGCTTTTGTGGGTAATGGCAATGCAATCCGCAATGGTGAAATCGGCAACCTGTACGGCATCCCCGTGTTTACATCGAGCAATGCTGATACTGGCGCTGGTAACACTGCAACAGATCGTATCTGCTTGATGGGTCACAAAGACGCTATGGTTCTGGTAGAGCAAATTGGTATCCGTTCGCAAACTCAGTACAAGCAAGATTACCTTGCCACTTTGTTTACAAGCGATACCCTGTATGGCGTTGCCGCACTTCGTGCAGCCGCTACAACTGGTGCAGCTCTGTCTTCTAGCGCTTTTGCGTTGGCAGTGCCAGCCTAACCCCAAGCCCCCCAGAAATGGGGGGCATTATTTTTAAGGAGTTAGAAAATGGCTGCTGCAACCGCAATTACATCCCGACAGGGCAATGATCAATTCCGTGGCGTCTTCAGTGACACATGGGTTGTGACTTGTACCCTCGATTCTGCTTCCGTAGCGGATCAAGCCGCTGGAACTGACACCGTAGCCGTCCCTGGCGTTGTCTTGGGCGATATGGTCATCGGCATGTCTGCTGCCGTTAGCGAGGCAGGGCTTGTTCGCCGTGCTTATGTTTCCGCTGCTGGCACTGTCACTATCGCAACGACCAACACGACTGGCGCTGCGGTTAACTTGGCGTCAACGACTGTTGATTTAGTCATTGCTCGCATCGTTTAAACGGGGGGCTTCGGCCCCCTTTTTAGGGTAATCATGGCAACTTTTCGCTGTTTGCAATCCGGCAACACTGTGACTTTTACTCAGCCAGTGGACATTGACTCGATGCGTGGGCATCAGGGCTATGTGCGTCTGGATGAACACGTACAAGTTGAGCCTGAAATCAAACCTTTGCCCATGATTGCACCAGTTAAGAAAATGGGTCGGCCTCGTAAAGTAACTGTTGAAGGATAAATCATGTACGGTAAATCACCAAAAATGTCTGGGAAAAAAGCAATGCCTGTCGCCATTATGGTTGCCATTGCCAAGCCAAAAGCTATGCCTAAGCGCGGCCAGCGCACTGCAACCAACATGGCAACTAAAGCTAAACGAGGCAAGTAATGTCAATCTTTCAACTTGACCCCAACAATGTTGCGCTTGGCGTCCCTAGTTTGGGTACGGCTCAGGTGTTTACGGTTAGCAATTCCAGCGTTCAATCGACTGCATTTGGCGCGTCCACGACGATGGTTCGGCTGTCTTGCTCATTGGGTCATTGCCATTTTCAAATTGGTACAAATCCAACGGCCAGCATTACAACGTCGCCAATGATGCCGAATAACTTTTCTGAGATTGTTCGGGTCAGTCCAGGCCAAAAAATTGCTGTTATTAAAGATGCGACAGTGGCTGCGTCTACGTTTTCTGTGACTGAGTTGGTATGAAAACCAAAACCGAAAAGAAGATCAGCAAGGTCATGCGTGAGTACAAGGCTGGTAGCTTGCACT